TGGCGGAATGGTCAGCAATACGAGGGTATACTAATGGCTTATCAAAGACCAAGCAGAGCAACCATAGATTCCGTTGACAAACTAATGCGGAATCCCCGTGCCAGACTTTCTCCCCGTGATGACATGAGAGTGGCTAATTACCTTACTCGAAACATACGCCCTCAACCTTTCAACGTTGAAGATGTTTCCATACAGGACTACATCACGATGAACGATGGTGGAATGGCCAGTAAGACGAGGCGGTACTGATGGCTAAAGAGAAGGCTTTCGACAGAGAATATGCAAAATGGTTGAAAGCTAGAGGACTTCATGCTCCTAAATCGGTTCCGAAACCGAAAGAGAAGGCAGGTGGCGGACTGATCTCTGATGAAAATCTGGGTAAGTATATGGAACAGGGGTCCGGTGCTCTTTCCAAAGGGGACACCGCCCTGTTGAAGAAGATGTACAAGGGCGAGTTGGACAAGTACATGAAAATGAACGATGGCGGATTCGCCAGAAAAACGAGGAGATTCTGATGCCTAGAGGAGTTGTTTACGATACATTTACGGAAGCCCAGGAATATGCAGACCGGGTTAACGGTGAACCTATGGAGGTAGAGGGCGGTTTCTCAGTTGTTAGTCCGTTAGGGTATAGTGACGGTGGCCCGGCAATTAAACCTGTACAAGTACCAAAAGGTGTAGTAGATCAAAGCCGTTATCTGGACAGGTTGCAAAAGGCTATAATCCATCCCATGATAAAAGGTAATAAAAAGAAATAATGGCAGATCCGACTACGTTTGCCTATAACGTATTAAAAGCGATTCAATCTCGCGCAGAACTGACAAAAGACGCTATTCTTCATGGTTCCCCCAAAGATCTGGAATCTTATAAAGAACTTGTTGGTGAATTGAAGGGGCTGGAGTTCGCAGAACAGGAAATTAAGGATTATTTGGAGAAATCGGAGAAAGAATGACCAAGACCCTATATGTTCCCGACCATGTAGCTGAGAAAGAAAAAAAGAAAGTCCCCTACGTTCACAAGGATGAAAAAGTTCTTGATCCTTCTTTGCTGGATGTTTCTCTTAGCGAAAGACTTCCACAACCTACAGGATGGCGCTTGTTGGTCATGCCCTACATGGGACGTGCCACAACGGATGGTGGCGTTTTTATTCCTGATCAGGTCAGAGACCGTGAAGCTTTAGCTACTGTGGTTGCTTATGTATTAAAGGTAGGTCCTTTGGCTTATCAGGATAAGAACAAGTTTGGAGATGCAGGATCTTGGTGCAAGGAAGGCGACTGGATTTGTATTGGCCGCTATGCTGGTGCTCGATTTAAAATCGACGGCGGTGAGGTTCGTATTATAAATGACGATGAAGTCATTGCTACGATCCTTGAACCAGATGATATAAAACATGTCTAGAAAGGAGAAAGCAGCCGTGGAGAACACGACATGCCTGAAGAAAAACCGATTGATGTGGGTGATTCCGAAGAATCTCCTGTAGACATAGATATCTCCGGGGAAGAAAAACCCGAAGAAAAGCCTGAAGTCAAGGTACAAGAAAAAGAAGAGACCGAAGACGAGCTTGAAGAATACAGTGCCGGTGTTAAGACCCGCATTGATAAACTCACCAAACGTTTCCGTGAAGAAGAACGTCAGAAACAGACGGCGGTTCAGTATGCGGAAAGTGTCAAAAAAGAAAACGAGAATTTGAAAAAACGCCTGGATTCCCTTGATAAGGGATATCAGGAAGAATTCGGCAGTCGTGTTACTACTCAGATAGATTCCGCGAAACACTTGTTGAAAGAAGCCCATGAAAGCGGGGACGTAGACAAGATTGTAGAGGCTCAGGAAGCTTTATCTTCTCTTGCCGTTGAAAAAGGAAAACTCACCACGGCGCAGAAGGATGCGGAAGAAAAAACGCCTGAACCCGTTGCCGAACCTGTCCAGCCACAAGCTCCAGCTCAACCGCCAGATCCTAAAGCAGAGGCTTGGGCCGCTAAAAATGAGTGGTTTGGGCAGGATGAAGTTATGACATATGCGGTTTTTGGGGTGCATAGGCGTCTTATTGAGGATGAACAATTTGACCCTCAATCCGATGAATACTATGCTGAACTCGATAAAAGAATGATGACTGAGTTTCCACATAAACTTGGTCAGAAATCTAAAACGGGTGGAAGCAGAAAGGTTGCGTCAGCCGAAGCTTCCGCATCCCGCAATAGAGGTGGACGTAAAACAGTGCGATTAACGCCTTCTCAAGTTGCGATTGCAAAACGGTTAAATGTGCCGCTTGAAGAATACGCAAAACATGTGAGGGATTAATCATGAACCAAGAGACCACAACTCGCCAAAAGTCACCCAGAACGCCACGCTCCAGTGAAACACGTGTCAAAGAGACACGCAAGGAACCATGGAAACCACCGTCCATGTTGGACGCACCTCCTCCTCCTGAAGGCTATAAGCATAGATGGATCAGGGAAAGTGTAATGGGTTTCGATGACCGTAAAAACGTATCATCCAGATCCCGTGAGGGGTATGAACTGGTGCGTGGAGAAGAATTCCCGGACTTTGATATTCCGACTGTTGAAGATGGTAAACATGCCGGTGTTATTGGAGTAGGCGGTCTTCTTCTGGCCAGGGTTCCTATTGAAATCGCTGAAGAGCGCGAAAAATACTTCCGGGATATGACCCGCGATCAAATGACGGCTGTTGATAACGAGTTAGCTCGAGAGCAACATCCGGCTATGCCTATCGAAAGACCCGATAGGAGTTCTAGTGTAACTTTTGGAGGTCCTCAAAATTCTGAGGACTAGGAGAAAAACAATATGGCGAACAGTAATGGAAGTTTTGGCCTTCGTCCCATTTCAAAACTGGGTTCAGGGTCTAATTCCACTGGTGTTACAGGCTATACTCCATACGAAATTGCCAACGGAAATACTAATTCTATCTACCACGGCTCTCCTGTTATCCCCCTTAGTACGGGATATATAGATATAGTAGGGGCAGCGGCTGGTGGAACTGTTAGTCTTCTAGGCGCTTTTCAAGGATGCGAGTATGTTGACAGCACCACTGGAAAAACTGTTTGGAAAAACTACTGGCCCGGTTCCGGGGCAGATAGTAATCACCCTGTAAAAGCTTTTATAGAGGATGATCCAAACACCTTGTTTGTAATTGCAACTGACGCGACCTGGACCAGTAAGGCTACTGCCTTGGCCGCTCGTTTTGCAAATGCGAACTTCTCTACAGCCACTACAGGTACAGACGCCACAGGCGTTTCTTTGGGTCGCTTGGCAATAAGCACCATCAATACGACAAATAGTCTTCAAATGAGGATTATGGGTTGGGTTGATGACCCAGAGAATGCTGATTTTTCGGCGGCTGGTATTGGCGCAATCGTTAGGTTGAACAACAGTTTCAATGCTCCTACGGGATCTATTGTGGCTGGTACTGTTTCAACCACTGGCGTATAGGAGGATTGAGGAATGGCTATATCAAGAGCACAACTAGCTAAAGAGCTAGAGCCTGGTCTCAATGCCTTATTCGGTTTAGAGTATGCCAGGTATGATAACGAAGCGGCTGAAATTTTTGATACGGAATCTTCAGAACGAGCTTTTGAAGAGGAAGTCATGCTTTCCGGTTTTGGGTCTGCACCCGTTAAGTCGGAAGGTTCAGCAATTTCGTTTGACGATGCCCAAGAAGCATACACGGCAAGATATACTCACCAGACTATCGCTTTGGCTTTTTCAATTACTGAGGAAGCCATTGAAGATAATCTTTATGATCGTCTTGCTTCCCGTTATACGAAAGCTTTGGCACGTAGCATGGCCAACACCAAACAGGTGAAGGGTGCTGCTGTGTTGAATGATGCTTTTGACACCACGGTTACTGGTGGAGACGGGAAAGCCCTGTGTGTTACGGATCACCCCCTTGTTAACAACAATGACCTTCGTAATACTCCGTCTACAGCGGCGGATCTTAACGAAACCAGTCTGGAAAACGCTTTGATTGATATCGCGGCGTTTGTTGACGAGCGTGGTCTTAAAGTATCGGTACGAGGAATGAAGCTTATTGTTCCGGCGGCAACTCAATTTGTCGCGGATCGTTTGCTTGAATCTACTCTTCGCCCCGGAACGGCTGATAATGATATCAATGCCATGCGGAATATGGGTATGGTCCCGCAAGGCTATGTCGTTAACCACTACCTGACAGACACGGATGCATGGTTCGTTAAAACGGATGCTCCTCGCGGATTCATCCACTTTGAACGTATGCCCATGTCTACCAAGATGGAAGGTGATTTTGACACTGGTAACGTGAGGTACAAAGCCCGTGAGCGTTATAGCTTCGGTTACTCTGACCCACGGTGTGTCTTTGGATCACCTGGCGCGTAAGACTACTAGGGGGGAGTTAATCTCCCCCCTTATTTCTAGGATATTCAAGCCCTGGCGACTGGCCTAGCAGACGCTTACGAAGACTCTAGGGCGAAACCTTTCGTAAGGAGGTAGTTACAATGAGTACTACACGTTTTTCTGGACCAGTCGCATATAGTGGCGCAGTAAATCAAAGTGCCGGTGGCCCATGGTTCACGAACTTACCAATCCAAACAAACCCTGATTATGTTTTCCAGTATGACGATTTTATTGGCATCGCGGTTGATGGCACTAATGACTGGACCTATTCACAACTTACCAGTGGTACAGGTGCTATTTTAGCTGACGCTGTTGGCGGCTGGTACGAAATTGCCGGTACTGGATCAGACGATACTGGTGCTTCTATTCAAGGAAACGAAATCTGGGGACCTGAAGCCAGTAAGAATATTTTCTTTGAAACCCGTATCGTTACGACAGATGCGGATCAAATGGATATTTTTGTTGGTCTTTGTGAGAATGGCACATTGAGTACATCAGTTCCTTTCGGCACGAATAATCAGATTGGGTTCTTGGTTGCCGATGGTGATGCTTCTATTAACGCTGTTTGTGACAGTGGGGGTACTGAAACTTCCACCGATACTGGTGTTGATTTTGCTGATGGTTCAGTTTCCGGGAGTACGATTAGCGGTGATCGTCGATTGGGCTTTATTGTTCGTGGTACTGGCCAGGTGGAATTTTATGTTGACCGGGCCTTGGTTACAACGACTACCGATAATATCCCAACTTCTCAAATGACTACGTGGTTTGCTGCAGTGGCTGGTGAAGCTGCTGCTAACAAGGTCGATTGTGATTATCTCTTGACGGTAGCACAACGTACCACGGATGGGATGACCATTTACAATAAACAACCGTAATAGGTGAAACATGGCAGAAACTAAATCTGGCGAGTCAGTAAGTAAAAAGTCATCGACAAAAAAATCATCTAAACGGCCAACCCCTCCAAAGGGGAGTGCTGAACATAAAGCGATGGTTTTACGTGGAGAAATTAAGGAGTGAACTAGATGGCTGATACTTTTGTAGAAAAAGTCATTGATGATGGTCCGCGTAAGCTAGTTAAATCTTTTTCTTACACGCACGTTGACACTGGTCAAAGTGCGGTTATGGCAGTAGATGTTTCTGGCTTATCGACTCTTCAGGATGGTACGGCTTGTACTGGAGTTCGTATTAATAAGATATGGTTTAGTACGACAAATCTTGAATTAAATATTTTATGGGATGCCAGTACAGATGTAATAGCGGTAGTGCTACCAACAGATTATCAAGGTAGTTTTGATTTCTCTTCTTTTGGTGGTTTGGTAAATAGTGCTACAAGTCCTACTGGAGATATTAGATTTACTACAGTAGGACACGCCGCTGGTGATGATTATACCGTGGTCCTGGAATGTATTAAGGAGTTCTAAAGTGGAGGAGGCCGCTTCATACTTATGGAACGGCCTTCTTACCATAGGAGGTGCGGTTATTGTATTATTTATTAAATCGCATCATTCGAACGTTCAAAGGATTGAAATCTTATTGAACAAAACGAGAGAAGAAGTAGCCAGAGACTATGTCACAAAAATAGATCTGTCTTCAGATATGGATCGAATTTTTGATCGTTTTGATCGTTTGGAAGATAAGATTGATTCCTTGATGAAAGGATAAATAATCCTTTAAGGAGAGTAATATGGCAACTTCTGGATCGGTTGATTTTAATCTTAATATGGCCGACATTACAGAGGAAGCCTTTGAAAGATGTGGCCTGGAACTTCGTACAGGATACGATGCAGCTACAGCCAGAAGGTCCTTAAATATTCTTTTTGCTGAATGGGCAAATAGAGGATTAAATTTATGGACAATTGATGAAATCAATCAGACAGTTGCCCAGCTTTCTTCTACTTCATCTATTTCCACTTATCCTGTAGGCACTATTACTTTATCTGTTGCGGCTTCTACCTCCTTCAGTGTGGGAGAGACCATCACGGGTGGGACAAGTGCAGTAACAGCAGAGATCATTACGAAGCCTGATTCTACTTCAATGACAATTACGGTTCCCAGTGGAACTTTTACTTCAGGAGAGACCATCACGGGGTCTTCAAGTGCCGCTACTACTACGATTTCAGCGGTGCCTGACCTGACTGATGTACAAGCTACGGTAGATGTACTGGAAGTGGTGGTAAGACGCGACAGTTCAGACATAGGCATAACCCGGATTAACAGATCCGACTACTTGAATACTCCCAATAAGACTACTCAGGGAAGAGCTTCTCAGTATTATGTAGATCGTCTCATAACCCCTACTATAACTATTTGGCCAACTCCTGAGAATTCCACGGATCAAGTGATTTATTACCGTGTTAAACGGATGCAGGACGCAGATGCTGGAGTGAATACCGCTGATATTCCTTTCCGATTTTTGCCCTGTTTAACCGCTGGGTTGGCTTATTATATTTCTGTTAAGAAAGCTCCTAACAGAATAGGTATCTTAAAAGATATTTATGAAGAAGAATTTCAGAGAGCGGCATCAGAAGATGGGGAAAGAACTGCTCTTCGTTTGGTTCCAACATACGCATCGTTGAGTCTTACATAATGCCTAGATACGCTGCCGGGAAACATGCTCTTGGGATTTCAGACCGTTCAGGTCGCGCCTATAGAATGAGAAACATGATTATGGAATGGACTGGGGCTTTGGTAGGAAGAGATGAATATGAAAGCAAACAACCCCAACTTATGCCTCGTCATGTAGTTGCGGACCCTCAAGCATTACGCTTTGCACGACCAGACCGGACGGAACCGGCGGTGGAAGTCCTTTTGGCTTTTGATTCTTTTTTGACAGGTGATTCCGGGTCAAGTGTTATAACTGTGACGCAACCAGTCCATGGAAGAAGCACGGGGGATCTTGTTCGTTTTAGAAATGTATCGAATTTTGACGGATTTACTGCCTCTGCTATACAATACAGTACTGGTTATTCCATCACAAAAGTAAACGACAACCAGTTTAGTTTTGATGTAAGTGATAGTGGATCGAGTGAAACAGCTAGTGTTGGCAGTGTAAAAGGAGGAGGCACGTTTGCTTCTGCCGGTCCAGTAACAGTGAGTCCATAAAATGGCATATACATTTACAACTCTTAAAACAGCAATTCAGGACTATGCCCAGAATACAGAAACTACTTTTGTAAGTCAGTTATCACGTTTTATTTTAAATGCTGAAGAACGTATTTTAAAAGAGTGTCAATTATCTGTTTTTCGGAAGAACACCGCTGGTTCTGCATCAGCTTCTAATAAATTTTTAACAAAGCCCACTGATTTTCTCTCACCTTTTTCTTTAAGCATTGTTAATTCTTCAAGTAATGAATTTTTGCTTTACAAACATGTTACTTTTTTACAGGACTATACTCCTAATCCTGCTACGACAGGGGCGCCTAAATATTATGCTACGTGGGATGATCTTACATTTTTATTAGCCCCCACTCCAGATGAATCCTATGCAGTGGAATTACATTATTTTTATAGACCACCTTCAATTAGTGAAACTGCTGATGGAACAAGTTGGTTAGGTGATAATGCAGACCTTGCCCTTTTATATGGGTCTTTAGTGGAAGCATACACTTTCATGAAAGGCGACGAGCAATTACTCAATGTTTATAATGGTCGTTACCAGGAAGCGATACAATGGCTGAAAAATCTTGGCGAAGGAGAAGATACTCGAGACCAATATAGATATGATAAAGTAAGAAGAGAAGTGGCGTAATGTTACAAGCTCATGGGGAAGGAGGTCTAGGGACAGTTTCTGTTTTTACTTCAACAGACGGAGGACATAGTCCTGAACAAATTGCTGACATGGCATTAAACAGGATTATGCAAGTAAATGAGACGGCGCCTCCTGCAATACGGGATCAAGCTATTGCTCATAAAGACAAGTTGAGAGAAGTATTGATTTATTATATGCATAGTATGGCAAAGAGTGAACGAACTACTATTTGGGCCTTGATGAAAAAACAAGGCCACAATGACATTGCAGAGATTATAAGGAGGCTTTAAGATGGCGATTAACCAAGCAATGTGCGGCTCATATAAGAAAGAGATAACCGCCGGAATTCATTTCTGGATGTCTCATTCACGACTTAACTCAAGTGTTATTGCAGCAGATACATTTAAGGTTGCGATGTTCACATCCAGCCGCACCGATGCAAATGAAGATCTGACTCAGTACACCGCTACTAATGAAGTAAGCGGAACGGCTTATTCGGCTGGAGGAGAAGCGTTGGCAAGTGTAACTTTGGGTTTATCCGATAATAGTAGCAGCGTCCCAACAGCATTTCTGGATTTTGCTGATACAACTTGGTCTACATCTACAATTTCAAGTGCTAGGGTTGCTGTTATTTATAACTCTACGTTGAGTACTGCTGGAACCGGCGGCGATGTAACTCACGCGGCTAACCCCAGTGTTTGTGTGTTAGATTTTGGAGGTGATAAATCATCAAGTGCGGGTGATTTTACTATTCAATATCCTGCTAACGATGCCAATAATGCTATTATTCGTATAGCATAAGGATTATGCTGTGGCTGCGCTAACTGGATGGGGGCGTGGCACTTGGGAAAGTGGTACGTGGGGAAGTCCTGCACCAGTTGAAGCAACCGGAGTAGAGGCTGCTGGGGCGTTAGGATCTGAAACCATCCTAACATCCAGTGTACTCTCTGAAACGGGAGTAGAGGCTGCTAGTGGAATAGGAACCGTTACTCCAGGTGTATCTGTTACTATTTCAGCCACTGGGGTTGAGGCCACTGGGGCAATAGGAAGTGAATCGGTTTCAGCGGCTATTACTATTTCAGCCACTGGGGTTGAGGCCACTGGGGCAATAGGAAGTGAATCGGTTTCTCTTGGGGATACTGCTTCAGTAACAGGAGTTGGAGCAACTGGATCTACTGGAAATATTATTTTCCTAGCGGATCTTATAACAGGATGGGGGAGATCTACTTGGGGCGACGGTGTTTGGGGTGATCCCTCCGTTGTCGTAGAAACTGGAGTAGAAGCAGCCGGGGCCATAGGTTCCGAAACGGTGGTAATTCCAGTTACCATTTCAGCAACTGGAGTTTCAGCCGCAAGTGCAATAGGAACTGTCAGTATTATCTCTGTTACTGCTATCGCAGTAACGGGGGTAGAAGCAGCCGGAACTACAGGTTCTGAAACTGTTCTTGCTTCTTCCACTATAAGTGTGACAGGGGTAGAAGCAGCCGCTGTCACAGGATCGATAGGAAAAGGAGTTTCGTTTACTGTTACTGGAGTAGAAGCAATTGGATCAGTTAGCACTCCTATGGTTTGGAGTTCCATAGATGCTTCGCAAACTCCCAATTGGTTACCAATAGCGGCGTAGGAGAAAAATAATGCCATCAACTTTTACAACGAATTATGGTTTCGAGGAAATTGCCACTGGCGAACAATCCGGAACGTGGGGGACAACGACTAATTTTAACTTTGATATTTTAGATAGAATAACGGCTTTTAAGGCTGTTGCGTTGTCGGATGCTTCTACAGCTACTCTTACGGTACGAGAAGCTTCTCCGGGTACTGGTACTGAAAACCTTCAAGATGGAATGTACCGTGTAATTAAATTTACAGGAGCCTTGAGCCAAAATTGTACTGTTACTATTGCTCCTAATACCACCTCTGCTTATTTTATTTTTATAAATGCTACAACCGATTCAGGTTCCAGTGGCCCCTATACTACTATTATTTCGCAGGGGTCTGGAGCTGACTATACCGTAGCTAATGGCACAAGCGCCCTTGTTTATTGTGATGGTGCAGGAAGTGGCGCAGTGGTAGCGGCAGCTCTGGTAGAATCTTTAACTACTAGAGGAGACATAGTTGTCCGTAATGCTTCTAATTTAACTTCTCGTTTAGCTGTTGGGAGTGCAAACACTGCTCTTTTAAGTGATGGAACTGATGTAGCTTACGGACAAGTTAGTTTAACCGCCGGAGTAACTGGAACATTACCGATAGCCAATGGCGGTACAAACAGCACTTCAACGACCTACTGTGATCTTACTGCCAACGTCACTGGAGAATTACCTACGGCGAATATAGCTAACAATGCTGTAGACGAAACGAAATTAAAAGACGCCCTTATACCGGACTTTACTGAAGTAACAGTAGCTACTGGCGATAGTGTTATTTTTGGAGATGCGACTGACAGTAGTTATACCAAGCGCGATACTGTGCAGGGCATACTCGATTTGGCTCCCCAGTTATCGGCTGATCAGGCTTGGACAGGATCGCAACGGGGAACACCGACAACCGACAACGATGGCTCATTTGATATGGATGCAGCAAATAATTTTAACTGGACCCCAAGCGGTACTGACACTTTGGAATTTACCAATGAGACCAGTGGTCAAGGCGGGATGATCTATTTGTCAAACGGTTCAGGACATACGATCAGCCTAGGTTCTGAAATCGATGCAGATAGCGATTGTGCCAGTACTTTAAGTGAGGCTGGTGAGTACATAATTGGTTACTACTGTCGAGATGGCACGAATGTCTGTGTCACATATTCTGCAGATCTGGCATAGGAGACAATAATGGAAAAAGCTGTGAAGTTAAACTCAGACAATACTGTTGCAGAAGAGTTTCGTGTTAATAAAGATATTAAACTGGACAGTGGGATTACCCATCCGAAACAAATTTTTGAGAGGTGGTCAGCGGAAGAACTCAATGCAATTGGCTATGCCCGATTAACAAAAGAAGGGTCAGTTCCTTCTGGAAAAACGAGCACTGGAGTATCTGAGGAATTGGTCGATGGTGTAATGGTCCGCTCACATATACTTGAGGATATTTCATACAGCTATGGAGAGTTAAGGGAGATGGAATATCCCTCACTTCAACATCTGATTGTCGCATTATGGGAAAAAATTGTCGAAGATCGGTCTGATGCTGTTACTGCTCTTGAAGTAGAGAGACAAGCCATTAAAGAAAAGTACCCAAAAAAATGAGTTTCCTGTTTTTCCCAACCTTCGCCAATCGCGCAGGAGCACCAGACTTTGGTTTAACATTCATAGGCAGTCACTATTCTGACTCTACGGCTACAGCATATACTTTTTCAGACGTTAGTTTTGGAAGTGATAGTAGTGATTTTAAACATGTTATTATAGGAGTATCTAGTGGAGGATCTCGTCCTTTTCCAGCCAGATGGTATCCTACAACAACAGTTGATGGTACAACATGTACTGATCTTATGAGAATAGGATCACCAAATAATGATGGAGGAACATGTATACAGATAGTTCAAACAACTGCTACATCTGGAGATCTTGTTGTAACTTTTAAAGGAAGCGGTGCTAGAGTAGATGTAGGAGTTTGGGAAATGCTTTCCGGTAGTGCTACTGTTAGTGATTCATTTACATCTACAGCTGCCACCGCAACTGGAACTATTGATGTTCCAAATCCGGGTTGTTGTGTAGGTATTTTTACAGCTTGGACTTCAAGTACAGCTACATGGACAGGATTAACAGAAGATTTTGATAGGGTTGGAAATGGTTCTGGTTCTGGTGGATCAGATTTCTTTGCAAGTGGGTCAACTGGTCTAACAGTCTCAGTTTCTCCAAGTGGAAGTCCTACTCAAAGATCCCTTTGTGTAGCTTCTTTTGGTGAAGCTTAAAAGTGGCTATGCTTAAAATAGTTGATTAAAGTTTGTGGGGTAATATCTTATGCCACTAGCAAAGATACAATTTAACCCTGGTGTTAATAAAGAAACCACTGCTTATTCTAATGAGAATAGATGGTTTGATTCTGATTTAATCAGGTTTCGTAAAGGTCACCCTGAAAAAATGGGCGGCTGGGATAGATTAAGCAGTAATTTAATAGAGGGTATAGGACGATCTCTTCATACGTGGGCTGCTCTTGATGGCTCAAAGTACATGGGTGTCGGCACTGAGAGCAAATTCTACATAGAAGAGGGCGGCTCCTATTATGATATAACCCCTATCCGTAGAACAGCTACCCTTTCATCTAATCCTTTCACCACTGGCACAGCAGGAAGTGGGGTTGTAACCGTTACTGATCCTAGTAACGGGGCTGTCACGGGGGATTTTGTAACATTTACTGGGGCTACTACAACGGATGGTATCACCGCTGCTCAATTAAATACGGAACATCAAATAACTGTGGTTGACGTTAACAGTTATACAATTGATACGGGAGGGAGTGCTTCATCTGGTTCCACGGCGGGTGGCGGAACTCCCATAGCTTATTATCAAGTCAATTCCGGCCTTGATATTAGTGTTGACGGGACTGGTTTTGGGGCTGCTTTTTATGGTGGTATAACGGCCGTTTACTCCCAAACTACTCTAAATGGTCTTATTTCAGATTCCGCCACTTCGATAATTCTAACGAGCGCAACTGATTTTGAAGTTGCTGCAAGTACCACAACCTCTAATTTGTCTATAGTAAGTGACACTGTTCCTTTAGCCGATGCTTCGGGTTTCCCTAGCATAGGTACGGTCACAATTGGAAGTGAGAACATACGTTATGCGAGTAAATCCAGTAATACTTTAGTGAATTTAACCCGTGGTACGGATGGTACAACGGCGGCGGCTTCTACGAGTGGGGCGGCTGTTACTTTTGTTGGCTTGATATTAATTGAAGATGAACTGATCCAGTATACGGGTAAAACGTCTCAAACATTAGATGCGGGTGTGGTGCGCGGAGTGCGTGGTACGACAGCAGTAGGTCATAGCGATGCCACCATTGTTAAAGAGGCCAATGATTTCGTGTCGTGGGGTGGCGCTTCTTCTATAACATCTTCTCAGCAATTACGGTTATGGTCTCAAGATAACTGGGGGGAAGATTTAGCTTTCGCTGTTCTGGACGATGCTCCTTACTATTGGGACAAGACTCTTGGTCTTGGTGCCAGAGCTACTACTCTTGCATCACAAACAGGAGCGTCTGATGCGCCCACTCTAACACGGCGCATTATGGTATCTGGCGCGGACAGGCATCTGGTTTGTTTTGGATGCAATCCTCTTGGGGAAACGACACAGGATCTTTTAATGGTCAGATGGTCGGATCAGGAAGATCCCTTTGACTGGACCCCGACAGCTACCAACACAGCGGGAAGTCAACGAATTTCAAGTGGTTCAGAAATCATATCGGCACAAAAAACCCGTGAAGAGATGCTCATTTGGACAGATACCTCTTTATATTCGATGAGATTTACCGGACCTCCTTTTACTTTTAGTTTTACCTTACTAGCCAATAACGTTTCTATTTTAGGGCCAAATGCAGTTGCGACTGTAGGCGACAAGATTTTTTGGGTCGATAGAGAAAACTTCTATGTTTATACCGGACGTGTACAAATCATACCTTGCACCGTATTAAGATATGTTTTTGACGATATAAACCTGGAACAGGGCTTTAAATTCTTTGCTGGTTCAAACAAGATGTTTGACGAAGTGTTCTGGTTTTATGTTTCTTCTGGTGCTGACGAAATAGATCGTTACGCTAAATTTAATTTTTCAGAGAATACGTGGGATATTGGTTCTCTATCCCGTACTGCATGGGTTGATTACGGCATACATGATAATCCACGTGCCGTTGGCAGAGCAAACAGCACAAATTATGTTTACATCCATGAAAAAGGCGAAAATGCCGATGGCTCGGCTATGGCTTCTTATATTCAATCATCAGATTTTGATTTAGCCCCGGACGGGGATCAATTCTTGTTCTTAAACAGGCTTATACCTGACATTTCCATTACAGATACAAGTGTAGATTCTTCCGGGTCCGTAGATTATGTCATCAAAACAAGGAATTTTCCGGGGGATTCTTACAATACGAATTCAACGAATACGGTGACCGCAACAACCCAACAAGCTTTTTTAAGAGCACGTGCTCGTCAGGCAGCTCTGAGAGTGGAAAGTTCAACCACTGATCTTGCGTGGACTTTGGGAGATTTAAGATTGGATGTGCGTCCAGATGGTAGGCGATAATGGCTCTATTATTAAACCACAGTCTTCCGAATGTCCCTGATGAATATGATCCGGATGATTTCACACGTATAATGCGTGATATTGAGATAGCGTTAACTAAACTGGATTTTCCCGTAATGGTGAGCGGTAAAGATGACACAAACGGGATTGCTTGGTTTATGGAATAATGGCAACTGCATACAAAAACATAGGAAGTTTAGTTGGCTCCACGGGAGATGTCACAATATATACGTGTCCCACGGCTACTGAAGCCATAATCAAGAACATTAATTTGTATAATAGTCATAGTGGAACTATAGTTATTTACCCTAAGATAACGGACAGTTCTGCTTCCGTGACAGTTACGCTGGAAAAGATCAGTCTTGCAACTGTCGTGCAAACGTCTCTCACTGGTCCTTTTGTATTAGAAGACAGTGATACGCTCATACTTAACTGCGATGTAGCTTCAAAAATTTATGTTTTTGCCAGTGTGCTTGAGGTATCCTGATGATTAACACCTCCCCGAAACTTAACGGAGAACCCACTGCCCAAGCTTTAGCGAGTGGCCTTGCTACGTTAGGGCGTTACGGTGACAGTTACATGGTCCATGCAGCAGAAGGCGAGACCGTGGTGCCGGGGGAAATTCTGGATGCCAACCCGCAATTGAAAAATGAATTATTCGGCCAGATGAGGGCCATGGGGATCGAAGACCCTAACCGTTATGTGGTAGGCAACACCCTGAATTCCATAAACCCGGTTACAGGACAGCCTGAATTCTTCTTCAAGAAGATATTCAAGGCCATCAAGAAAGTTTTCAAGAAGGTTGCTCCAGTGGCATTAGGTGTTGTCGGTAACATAATAGCTCCGGGTTTCGGAGGAATTATTGGATCAGCGTTAGGCACCAAACTTGCAGGAGGATCATGGAAGGATGCCCTGACGACAGGTGCTATGGCTTGGGGTGCTCAAGGATTGATGGGAGGTATCCAGGGTTTTCAAGGTGCCAAGGCTGGAGAAGGAATCGGAGGATTCTTTAGTGGTGCTGGGAAAGGACTTATGTCGCCTGTCCAAGCCGTTGGTGGACTTTTTGGCGCGGAGGGAATGGCTAATCCTCTGCAACAAGGTATTTTTGGACAAGGTTACCAAGGAGACTTTTTCCCACAATATGATCCTAAGTTTCAAATGCCAGGTGCGGCAACCGCCGCTCTTCCTGGAGGAGGAGTAGTTCAACAAGCTTCAGGGCAACAGGGACAGATGGTTACTTTATCAGATGGTCAAAATGTCATGGTTCCTAGAAGTTGGGCGCATCAGCAAACTTTTACAGATGCTCCTGCCTATGGAAAAAGCATGGGACACTTACCCCCAGAGATGAGTGCAGAAGCTATGCAACAAAGTGCTCGTTTTATGAGTCCATCAGGTCAATCAGGAATAGGGAGAACACTTGGTGAATATATTGATCCTGGGTCTAAGCAACGATTCATCCAGCTTCCAAACGGAAAATGGGTCCAAGCAGCAGCGAAAAAACCAGATTTAAGCTTCTGGGAAAAGATGCAAACACCTGAATTCCTTGGACCGACAGCAGCGGCGTTAGCACCAGCGGCTCTTACTGCAGCTTTCGCTGATGATAAACCACCATCAGAGGAAGAACTTGCCAAACTTACTGATCCCCAAAGATCAGCTTACCAACAGTACATAGCGATGACAGCGGAACAAAGGGCAAGTGCCGCCGGACAAAGCTTGAGAGATCAGTGGTATGGTCCTCTTCAGTACACCCGTCAGCAATTGGCCTCTATAACGGGAGTTACTCCTGGACAGGCTGGTGCTTCCCAAGCAAGACTTGGAGGGATAGCTCCTCTTGCTAATCAGGCGACAGGACTACAGCTTCCGAACCTGATGGCGGCAGGAGGAGGAGAAATCTCAGGCCCCGGAACGGGAAGATCTGACAGCATACCGGCGCTATTGTCGGATGGGGAATTTGTGATGACAGCGAAGGCAGTGCGTAATGCCGGTAACGGGAACCGTGATCTAGGTGCCGCCAGAATGTATGACATAATGCACGGTTTTGAAGGAAGAGCATAATGGCCGAGACAACAACATCCAGTAGTGTTATTCGACAGGCACCGTTCCTCGAGGATTTCCAGAAGCGTATTCTTGAACAGGCTTTCGCACGGGGAGAAGCTCCCGTTGATATTCCAGCCATTCAGGTTGCAGGACTCGATCCTCTCACGCAACAGGGGATAGCCGCTGGACAAGGTATTGGACAGTTCCAGCCCTTCCTTACCACTGGTGCGGAAACCATTGGCCAAGGTCTGGGAACCCTTCAGGAAAGAGCGGCTGGTGTTCCTGAACTTTTCTCTCAGGCAGCGGAACAGGCAACAGGAACCACGGGCGCCTTTACACCGACCACGGAAACTCTTCAGCCTTTCATGGACCCCTATCAACAGATGGTCACCCAACAGGCCCTTGAAGAGCTATCACGGCAAGGTGATATTGCAGCGAATCAGATCAGGGCGCAACAAGTCGGTGCTGGAGCTTTAGGAGGAGGTCGCGGTGACCTCCAGTTATCGGAACTTCAACGGAACCTCAGTGAAATCCAGAGTCGCCGCATATTTGAGGATCTGTCACGCAACTTCAACCAGGCACAGAACGCCTCCCAGACGGCGTTTGAGAACCAGCAACGCCGACAACAAGGAGTGGCACAACTCTTGGCTGGGATAGGACAGACGCAAAGTCAGGAAGCTACACGCCTTGGCGCAGGGATAGGACAATTCGGCGCACTACAGGCCAATCTAGCTGGTCAGGGACAGAACCTCCTTGGACAACAGGCGCAGTTGCAGACTCAACTGGGTGCCTTGGCACAGACACAGGCGCAACGAGAACTCGATGCAGCACGTCAGACTCAGTTACAGCAATCCTTTGAACCCTTCCAGAGGATCGGCTTCACCAGTGACATCTTCAAACCGTCCATTGGATCAGCGACCAGTACCCTAGGCACAACTGTAGCACCGTCTCCAAGTCCGCTTTCACAGGCGGTTGGCGCCGGGATTGCAGGACTGGGTGCCAACAAAGCACTGGGCAATCCGTTTGGGGCATTATTTGGAACGAGGACTTCTTGATGAGAAACCGTACCATCAGATCAGTTCTTGCACGGCGCCCCATGTTTGCGAATGGGGGGATGCTTCCCCCTGTGACCCAGACCCCGATGGCGGCTGGTATACTTAGTTCATCTGCCCCGTTGATTGAGACAGTCAACACTCAGCAATCTCCCAATGGGAATGTTGGTATGTCCATGGCCAATGGAGGGGTTGCAAGATTCCGGCATGGTGGATTTCATAAATACCCAAGTCGCCCCATGTCTCCTAAATGGTCGCATCCAGATTTACCCTTTATCAGATCAGACACAATCAGCCTTAAAGATGCTCTTTCTAGAACTCTCGAAAGTGTGGTTCCGGGTCTTGAGACGATAGGTTTAAGTCCAGAACAAATCAGAGCACTTGCCGTGAGATATGGTCTCATAAGCGGTAGGGAACCGTTCCTTGAAGATTTCCAAGCCCCTGCCGAAGCCCCTGTTCCAGACGACAAGTTTGGAGGTATAGGACGAATATTTGATTTAGGAGAACCCCGAAAAACTGCCATACGACCCCGTGTTTCGGAGATAGTCGAGGAAACGAAAGCGCCACCTTCAGCTTGGGAAGTAGCGGCTTCAGAAGTGCCTATAACTCAACAATTACAAACCCAAAGAAGTTATAATCAGCCAGGAAGACATGACATGAAGCCAGAGTTCTTTACGGAAGAGGATTTAAGGGCAGATATGTTAGCTCCAGTTCCTGAAGAAGGAGACCCTGATGCTGTTTCCGCTCTAGATATATATATGCAAACCGGGGTCAACCCAGCCGATATGACAATGGACGAAGTTAAAAAATTCCATGCAAGTCTTCCTGATGCCCCTGAAGGAATGGTTGGCTCTAAAGACCTGTTAGGTCGTCAAATAAGAATTGATGAACAGAAAATAGCCGATGCTCAAGCGCAAGATGCTGAGACTGTTACTGAAACTGTACAAGCGTCTGAGTATGATCCTCCTCCTGATGATCCGGGTTTTAGTACTGGTCCGTTAAGTTCACTTCCGGGAGTCATTGAAGGTGACATTGAAGAGGCACGTAAGTTAGCTGAAGAAGAAGCCGCACAAGCACCAGAAGTACAAGTAAAGAAAAAACCTGATGAGGTTATTACTACCACAGAAACAGAAAAAGTTACTACAGAAGACGGTACAGGACCCGCTGGTGGTGCTGATGCTGGGACAGTAGTGGCGCATGTAGAAGCAGCAGCGGGTGAGCAAAAAGCTGATATTGTTGCTGGGGACCAACTCCCACCCGCCGCCGCCGTAGTTGAGGAAACTTTCGCAAAGCAAAATCCTCCTGGCGCTCCCGCAAAAACCAAAGACCAGTATATACAAGAGTTCAAGGAAGCTCTCCCGAAATACGAAGGCATGAGCGAAGAAGAAAAAGGCTTCACCATCATGGAAGCTGGTCTAAAGGTTATGGCGGGTCAAAGCCCTAACGCAATAAAAAATATCGCGGAAGGCTTAAAAGGAATATCTAAAGAGTTTATAGCCGACAAGAAAGCAAGACGTGCCTACGATCAACAAACAGGATTATCCGCTGCTAAGTATGCATTAGAGAGAACTAATGCCGATAGAACTAGAATGCTGGATTTTGAAAGGAAAGAAAAGGACTTAGTCTATGTAATGAACCCTGAAACCGGAGATCAAAAGACTATTACCAAAGCTGATCTTCGTTCTGGTAACGTTCCTAAAGGATACTTAGCAACAAAAGACCCATATAAGAATTACATAGATGGGGTTAAAGCTACTAAAGCTTTAATTGATGCTCAAGCAAAACTTATAGGTAAAGGCGAAATAACCAGTAAGTGGGTAAGCGTTGGAAAAGAATATACGCAAAATGCTCAAAAGGTTCTGGATTCTGTGCAAAGTAAGAATCTATTAGGACCCGCAATAGAAAGTTTATGGGATCCGAACATATCTATTACTGGCGCACAGGGCGTTATGGCCACTAGCTGGAATCGTCTTAAAAATGCTTTTAATATGAAAGATGATCAATTTTCAAAAAAAGGTGAAGCACGTGAGAAATATATTAGTAGAGTTTCTCAAGTTATTGCGAAAAAAATTACAGCTATATTAGGAGAATCTAATAGAACTATTTCGACCCCCGATAGAACTCGCGCTGATGACATTGCTGGTGTTTTTGCAGATTATTTATGGGACCCAACTTTTAAAGATCCTGATGTTTTAAAACAAAAAATTAAACAGTTATGGACGACATTGGACAATGACGAAAGATTAGGTGCGGCTGAAATGAATCGAATAGTAGAAACGGTAGGGACTTTAACCGTTCCTGGAGGAGCGAAAACGTATGCGGATGTTTTAAGAGGTACTGGGAGACATATACTAGGGACAAAAAAAGGCATTGGGTCAAAAGGAAAAGTACGGAAGTTAAGTGAATTTGGTTCTTTTAATAAAAAAGGTATTTTTGGATGACCCAAATAGAGTTCCCTTCTGGTGATGTCATAGATTTTGAAGACGCTAGTGAAGATCAGATTAAGCAGTCGGTCACGGTTCTGCGCCAGAAGAATCCTGAATTATTTGAAGAAGGTGAAGTTGATTACTCTACATTGTCTTTTGAAGAAATTGCAGCACGTGGTTCCAAGGGTGTTGATCAAGAAGAAATAGAAGAAGTTAAAACAACTCATGAGGGAGAGGTTAAGGACTTAGGTCTCCAGTACTTTGTTGGTCGTGGAGATACTGATGAAGAACGTCAGGCTCGTCTTGTTTCAGTCTTCGGAGAAGAAGGTGTCACCAAGGTAGGCGCAGATGATTTTGTACTTAACCTCGATACCATAACCGAAGACATAAAAGAGAAATACGGTCTTCCTCAATCAGGGACAATTCGTTTTAATGAACCCGGTCTTAGTTGGCAGGATGTATCTGGTTTTCTGGGAAGAGAGACAGTTCCTTTGGTGGCCGCATTAGGCGCCAGTGTCGCGGCTACCGGATTGGGTGCTCCTGCCGGTATTGGGCTTGTGGCTTTAGCAGGGGCCGCTGGTAAAGCAGTAGATGAATTTATTTTTGAGGATATCTTTGAAGGACTACAACGACAGGACACAGGCGATATATTAAAAGATGTTGCGCTTCAGGCTTTAATAGAAGGTGGTGGTGAAGGTCTTGGCCGTGGTGCAGGGTGGCTTATAAAACGATCTTTAAGAGGAAAAGGCCCACCCGCTGATCCTGTTCGAGTGGCAGAACTCAAGGAAAATTACATAGCCCAAGGTATGTCTGAGGGGAAGGCTAACAGACTCGCAACCAAAGCTTCACGGGAAGAAACAGCCGCCATGTTCAGACAGATGATCGACGAAGGCGCCAACTTACCGGCAATCACGGTCACGGGGAAAAGTATACTGGGAAGAACACAGGCAATCTGGGAATCAATTTTCCCTAACGAAGCAGCCGTCTCACGCAATGTTGCGTATGTTAATGATGTTCTTAAAAAGCACCAACTTGGTGATATATCTACCGACGAAGCCAAAAAATTAATTGCAGATACCGCTGATAGCATGGCAGCGAAACTAGCTCAAAGTATGGCCGATCCTGATCAGGCCATTAAACAGGCTAACAAAGAATTAAAGGATGTTCTGGAAAAAGAGTTCGATACCATCAACAAGGTGTTAGAAAGATCAACTGCCGGGTCTGAAGGTCTTGCCAGTGAGTTTCAACGGGGGATGGAACTTGCAACCAAACTATTCACTGCCCGGTCGAACACGCTTTACCGTAATGCCGATGACTTGTTAACAGGGGAAACAGTAAATTTACGTCCCTTACAGGATCAATTAAAAGTCTTACAAGGAGACCCATTAAGAGGAGGGGAACAATTAAACGGAGCCATATTCCAGCATATTTTAAAGACGCCAGATTTATCCATATCAGATATTCCAGCTTTACGATCAGCACTTCGTGCTACTGAGGCCCACCCTGACTTACTGGGAACTACGGCGGGAGCAAACATAAAAAAGCTACTGGATACTTTAGATACCGCTGTAAAAAAGAAAGAAGTAGATCTGGCTGAAGAACTTGAAAGGGGTCTTGGTGGCCGACTTGCAAAAGAAGCAACGGCAGAAGCTCCTGCACGACCTGTACCTTATGAAATGGAAGAGGGTGTTCATATTTTTCCAGGAGGAAAGGTTCCTCCTTTAGCAGCCAGAAGTCCTTCTGAAGTGTCTAACTTCAGAGAAGGTCTGGATTTACTTTCAGCCGCTAACAAACATTACCAAGAAG